GTCACTGGTGCAGTTCTGAACATATGGACCTTTCCATTTACCACCTCCTACATTTTCTGCGATTTCAGCAGTAGGGAATCCAACTGCAGCTGCAGGATGAAGATGATCCCTAAATGTCATATTGGCAATCTTAGAACCTTTTCTCACGCCAAAGATATTGTGAAGAGGATTACTTGCACTTACAGTAACAGTTCTTTGATCATCACCACTAACGGCAACAAAAGCAGGAACTTCAATTGGATTATCTTCCTCATACTTACCAGCGAGAACTTTAACAGTAGTTCCAGATTGTGCAGCTCCTACTGCTCCTTTAATAGTTAAAAATGCATTATCAATAGATGTTCCATTATTAGTATCATTACCATCTTTAGCAACATATAAAACATTAGGTGCAGAGTTGATACCAGAAGCAGTAGAATTAATACTTACACCAGCACCAATAAAAATCGTTGAATTGGTAACAGTAACTAAACCAACATTAATTGTATTATTATCACCATCAAGTTCAATAGAAGATGTACCAATCGTAAGAATACCAGTTACCCTTGCATCACCCTCTACTAATAATGCTGTTTGTGCGGTTCCTGTTTTTACATTTAATCCACTTCTAAAAGTACTAAAACCAAAAGCATCTTGGTTAACTACATCTTCATATCGTGCAGTTCCAGCAACAGTAATATTACCATCAAAATATGCTACATCATCTGTGGTATTACCAGTGCCAACATATAAAGTAAAATCTGATCTAGCGGTTGTACCAATACCTACATTTCTACCAGTATAAACACCAACAGAATCGGATCCCCATGTTCCACCAGCACCAGCAGAACCCCCTGCTTTGGGTTCCCATACACTGTATGTTGTATTATATGCTAAAACCCATCCATTAGTTTGAACACCAGCTCCAACATCAACATCCTCTAGATCGGACATAATTCTAGCACCACCGCCACCAAAGGTTGCTAATTGCTGCTGAACACGATTGATGAATAATCTATAATGAGATTGTAAGTCATCTAAGGTTACATATTCTTGATCCAGAGGAGTAAGAGGATCAGAATTTTTTACATCAGGAGGAATATTTAAAAGACCTTCTTGAAGAAGTTGATTTTCTTGTTTATAGTTACTTACAGTTTCTTCTAATCTTTTAATTTGATCTTCAACATCTCCTTTAACATCAGTAACTTTCTTTAGAAGACCATCTACGTTTATTGTTTCTACAAGATTTTCCCATTCTTTTGTTAATTTTTCAATATGCTTTTCATTAACATTAAAATCAACTTTAAGATCCTTAACCTTCTTAGAGAAATCTACTTCAAATAAATCTACTTCACTCTTTAATTCATTAAAGAAACTAGAAGTACTAGTATCTAAATTTTCTTGTATATCGCATATATTTTCTGTTAAATGATTTTCTACCCCAGAAACTCTTTTAGAGAAAGACTCTAATTTAGTAAAGTATTCTTCTAACTTCTTATCACTTTCTATTTCACGATTTCTAAAATCTTTTCTAAAGTTATTAGCAAGAGCCTTAGACTCCTTAACTACTGTGTCAATTTTAGAAAGTTGATCAGATAATACACTCTTTACTATTCCATCTTTATTGTCAATATCATCTTGAAGAGAGGTAACTCCTTCGCAAATAGAATCTATTCTTTTATCTAAAGCAACAATATCTTTTGCTAACAGTCCAGATGTATTCTCTGCTTTTAATTTAGATTCTACTAAATCTTTTTTGTAAGTATTTGCACGTTCTTCAAAACGTTGTTCTACTTCACTAATATTATCTTTATATTTTTCTCCTATTGATGTTACTGCATCTTCAACTTTCTTCTCACTTTCATCAATTCTATCTTCTGTCTTTAATTCAGTCTCAGCAAAAAACTTTTGATATTCGGGCAGATCTTCTTCTAATAATTTTTTAACTCTAGTTCCAATACTCTGAACCTCTTCTTTAAGAGAAGAAAGACTTTCTTCATTTAATGCTTCAATATTATTACTAATACTAGCAACTTCTTCCTGAACACCTTTTCCTAATGTTTCAAAAGATTCTTTTACGGTTTCCTTAAAATTACTAAATCTAGTATCAACTCTAGTCTCAGATTCAACAATTAATTTTCTATACGTAGGTACTTCTTCTCCTACAAAATTATTTACTGCTTCAGATAAAGTTTCAAACTCTTCTTTTATTTCTAATATAGAATTAGAATTTAATGTTTTAACTCTATTTTGGACATCTCTTATTGCTTCTTCTACAAATAATAAATGAGCCATCATGGCATCATCAAGATCTTTCTGACTGGTAAGACCGTTAATACTTTCTCTTATTTGTTCAACACTATTTGATAAAGATTCAACTCTTTCAGCATTTGCTTTAAACGTATCTACTGAAGTTACAAAATCATTTAGTGCTTGTATATTATTCAGATTATTTTTAAAAGAATCAAAAGCTTCAGAAATTTTCTCTACCTTTTCAGGTTTAGCATTCTTTAACTCCTCCTTTACATTATCGAAAGAAGAGTTAGGATTCTTATCATAAAATTCTGACGGCTTTTTGAGTGGCACTCTATTTTATCCCCATCTATAACTATATTTATTCAGTCTTTTTTAAGAGTTTCGCTCTTAATCAATTTTGCAAGATCTGCAGTAGATCCGACAAAAAGTGAGTTATTAACTGTTGATGGTCCTTTTACTACTTGCTCTTCATTAACATCTTTCAGTTTTTTCTGAAGATCAATCAATTTATCAGTGGCATCAGAAACACTTTTTATAAGTTGACCAGCAACTTCGTATGCTCTGGGCATTTCACTTTCTTGAGCAATCTCAAGAATACCATCAATTGCTTCCTGACCCTTTTCTATTATACTATAGAGATTACCTCTTGTATATTCATAATCTCTTGTAATATCATCTTTAGTAAGTCTATCAGGTTTTTCCTTTTTAATAACTTTTGGTTTTTCTTCTGGTACTACTTCAGGAGTAATATTAAAAGTTTTATCTAATTTATCGGTCATGAGATCTCACCATCAAATCCAAAGTTATCGCCATCTTCAATAAGTACATTATCATCATAAGTAACAGTAGTGTCTGTTGAGGATGTTATTGGATTGATAACTCTTAAGGCAGATCCCTTAACATGAGAAGCAGCAAGAGTATTATCTTGTGCTCTTTCAACAATAATAGAATTAGCATTTACTGTTGTTATCTTCATCTCTTCTTCATCAATATAACAATAAGTTGGTTTAGGAGTCGATGAAGTATCTAAGAAGATATTAGAAGTAGAAACAACTTTAATTTCCACTTCTGTTAAATCAACATCTTCATCTAAAGTTGTAGTTATAGGACCAGCATAACTCTTGGTTGCTCTTGGAGTAACTCTGTATGTAAGATCTCTTTGCGTATTGGTAGTATCTGTACCAGAAAGGTAACTAACTCTAGCACTCCTAATAAGGTCACCAGTAGCAGTAGCAGATGGACCAAACATGTAGGTCTTTGCAGTAAATCTCAAAGTATAAAGAAGAACCCTTCTACTCTCAAAGTCTCCTTCATAATCATCCTGCATTGTAATATTTTCCAATACAATTGGAATATCTCTTTTCTCCTTAATATTATCTACTAACGTAACAGTAACATTATATGCTGGTTGGAAATATGGAAGTATCTGTTCTGTGATTTGTAACGCATCATCATTTAACTTACACATAATAGCAAGTTCAAATTGCATATTATAAGGGACTGGCATATATGACTTCTTAGTCTCAGTTCCATCGTTAGGATCTTTTACTGTAAACTGTTGTGTTGTAGTTACTTTTCTAGAAGGATCATAAGTAAGTCCAGTAAACTCAAAAGACATTCTAGGCAAAGTAATTGCCGTTGCTTTATTTAAATCTGGTGTTTGATTTAAACGTGCTAAAAACTTTTGGGTAGGACCGTATGCTAAAGGAACTCTTATCTGAGATCCTTCTTGCTTTACTGTAATTCCATTAAAAAGAGTACCAAATGATATGATAGTTCTTCTCAGAATTTCGTTATAAAAATACTCAAACATCGTTATAGTCCTAGTATAATATATTTATACCCAACGAGTAACCACTAATTCAATAGAATTATCATCCATCTCCCATTCCTCTTCTACTTTAAATCCCATTTCTTTAATTTGATTATGAACTGTCATACGAGCATACTGTTGAGTAACCTTCTCAACAAACCTTTTTGGAGGAACTGGATCCTTCCAAGTTTGTATATCTGCTACTAATTCATACTCACCGTTATTATTTAAACGAAACCCAATATCATCTCCTATAGAAATATCTACTTTTACTTTTTCATGCTGATGATCAATAGGATTGATTAACTCTTGATTCTCCTGAACTTCATATTGAAGAAGTTGAAGTGCTTCTATCAGTTCAGGTTTGTTCTTTATTTTGGTTTTTATTGTGCTGAAGTGAGACATGTTCGTTAACTATAGCAGGTTGATAAAATTCAGGTTTAAATTGACGAGTTTCTAAAACTCCCAATTTATTATCTATTTGTTCAGTAAGTTCTAAACACTCTGCAGAAGCAGCTCCAATAACTTCTTCAGTTACATGACCATCCTGTCTAATAGTAAATTTAAGTGTTTGTTTTTTTGTCATAATATAATTATAACACAAATATTACGGAGTGCCAAATGGATTTTGTTCTGTAAAATCTAAAATAGAATCTGCTTGAGTTTCTATTTCTAAATTGTCTGCAAATCCATCATCCGTAGGATCAAGATCAATCTCTCTAACTGAATGAGTAGCCCCTGAGGTCTCACCTAATAATTTTTCACCCCTTATCCATGTTCCATCTACTGATGCTAATTCTATTACATTAGTTGTAGCATTCCATGTTCTGACTCTTGCAGTAGTTCCACTTGTCTGTCCAGTGACAATCTCATTAAACTTATAATTACCAGTATTATCAAGAGCAGGGTCAGCAATAGTTAGTGTAGGAGCAGTGCTATATCCAAGACCAGCATTGGTTATATTAATAGCAGTAATAGTACCTGCAGAACTTACAACAGCAGTTGCAGCAGCAGAAACAGTAGTAACACCTGTCTTAAATATTTCATTACTAAAGGTAACTGTTGGGTTAGTAGTATATCCAACACCACCAACATATCCGTCCGAACTTGTAAGAGTTACTATACCAATAACATTATCACCAATCACAGAGGTAGCAGCAGCACCACTTCCACCACCACCAATAAAGGCAATCTTAGGAGCAACTGTATATCCAGAACCAACATTTTCTAAATCTGCATGTTGGACAGATCTAGTAGCAGGATTAACATTATCAGTACATGCCACAATTCCTCCTATTAACCTTACAGTAGCAATACCTGTCACACCCCCAGAAGGAGCAGATGATATGGCAACGGTTGGTTGTCCCAAATATCCACCACCACGATTACTAATATCAATATACCTAATACCACCCTCTGTCACGATACCTGTTATAGCAGTAGCAGTTATACCTGTACCAACAAGGGTAAGTGTTTGAGTAGGTCCGATAAGAGTAGAAATACCACCATCTTCACCAGTAGTACCAGTATAATCTTCTCCTATTAAAGTATCATCAATCTCTTCAACTCCAGTATCGATAACCTCATCTTCATAGCGGAATAGTTCACACTTGAGAGTATAAACATAAGTTTTCATCAACTGATAAAAAGGTTTTTCATGTTCTACAAACTTGATTTCAAATAATCTATCACCTAAAGGAAAATATACTAAATCACCTTCCTTAGGACGAGTTGCTAATTGAATATTATCCTCATTCTCCATTAAAGGTTCAATATATGTCTCCCATCTTTCCTTAGAAATAGTAAGAGTCAATTCATTAGTTTGTTCAATACCAAACTTAGATAATAAAACTGGATTATCACCATACCCATCAAAACTATCTACATATGCTTCCAATGGATAAGCATCGTCAAATTTAGATGCTACTACTTCTTTAATTACTGTATTTTCCTTTATATATTTTCTAGGCATATAATGCACTTCAACACCATACATCCTCAACTGTTCGTTGATTAAATCTTGAACTAAATTCTGTTCAGATCTAGCACCTTGCTGAAAAAATGGATTAAGTGCCATGATCTTAACCTATCATATCTAGTGGAGGTAGTTCATATGTGTTGGACATAATTTCTCTAATTCTAGTCAATTCTTTCTCAGCGTCATCATACATCTGTCTTCCATTTAACTCAGTTCCGCCAGGAAGTTTTACTCCTGCAAACTTAATTAAATTTTGACCCCATTGCCGTTTTATTAAGGCAACAGCATATGGTTTTAAAAATGAATCATTCCATACTCTATTATAATCATTAGGATCCATTGCCCTAAAACAATCTAGAATTAAATAATCACCTTCTGATATAGAACTCCAATCAATATCAATATATAATCTATCTTGTCTTTGATTAAATCTTATTTGTTTTTCTGTTGTCAAAAGGAAATTAATATCTTCAAGATATGTTTTTGTCATCGCATAAGTTAATAATTCAGTTGCTCCCCAATAATAAATGTCATTCAGGAATAACTGATACTTAACACTGAACATGTTATTAGTAATAGTATTCGATCCATCAAAATGAAATATTTTTGTTACTCCAATAATCGAAGGAGGTATTGCTAGAT